CGGTGAGAATGCCAGAAAGTGCAACGGAGCGATCGAGCTGGCTGACGAACGGGAAGGTGTCGATCAGGTCGCCAAGCTCATTAAGTGCTGCGCGCGCGTCGTCCTTGCTTGGTGCCTGCGGGATCGGCAGAAAATCCTGGCCGTCAGGCTTGAATAGCATGCCGCTCGCGGTGTCATAGCCCGGTTGCTCGCAGATCGAGCCGTCGGTGCGCAGAAACGGCGTGGCAACGATGCCGGTGAGGATGGGGAGCTTCCAGGTGCCTTCGCGAGCGAGGTAGGTGTCCGCCACGCTATTCGGCGCGTCGATGGGGACAAACTTCTTGCTGCGCCCGTCCCACTTCAAAAAACGAGCGGCGCAGGTCAATACTTCAACGAGGTGCGGCCGGGTAACCGGGATCAGTCTCCAGCCGAACGTGTCGCGATCGTCGGCGGCTTTGAGCCTCGAGAGCACCGGCCGCATGACGAGGCCACCACGTTGGTACATTTCGCGCTTGAGCAGGAGAAGAGCCTCTTCGGCTTCGTTGACGACGCGCGGTAGCTCGCCGGCGATGACGAAAATCTGCGGCCAGGAATCGGTGATCGGCGCGGCGTCTCCGGTTGCGGCAGTGTGTTTTTGTTGGCGCCACTTCTCATAGGAGCGCGTCACCTCTTCGTGCAGCCGATCGGCGTATTTCTGGCCAATGCCGTTGGGATGGCGGGCAAGCGCATCGACGATCTGCTCGATCGAATAGCCCTTGGCGGCGAGGTGCCAAACGACGCTTTGAAAAACTTCACTACGTTGTCCCTCCGGCACACCGTTTTTGATGATGACGTCATAGTCAATCTCTTGCCGGCCGGTGACGTCGTTGAAGTCTAAACCACCGCCGGCCTTGCGGTTGGCCCTGCCATCAAAGCGCGCCAGTACGGTGTCGATGAAGCTGTCGAGCGGTGGCAACTCGGGGCAGTTACCGATTTCCAAGCCGCTGACGGTGATGTAACGCGCGGTGTTGCGATAGAGCTCGATCCCGGCGCGAGTTTTGCGATCGAAGGTAAACTTTCGATGCGTTTCGGGGCCGCTGACTTTACCGATTAGGCGCAAGCCAGAGCCAGAAACCGTAACCTCGCAATAGGCGCCGTTGGCCTCGGCTTGAAGATCCTTAGCCCAAGGATCGATCGTGCCGGTTTCGGCATTGCGCGCATGATCAAGATCGCCGGCGCCGATATCGCTGTTTAGCAACATGAAGCCGATGCCGTCGGCATCACCGTCGGCAACGCGCTGCACAGCGGCGGCATAGGAGCCCCAGGTTGCCGGATCGTTGCTCTTGGCATTCTGGCTCGGATTGCGCGCCTGGCGCGGCGGCTTCGTCCATTCCACCTCGCCGTTCTTCTTGGTGCGCGGCTCCCACGGCCACACCACCCAACGATCCTGCAACGTCAGCGGTTGCAACGCCGGCGGAAGGTTCGCCAGATTGCCGCTATGGGTTTTCGGCTTCTCGTTCATCTTCCTCTCGCGTAAATCGAGCGGAGCCATTTAGCTTGCTTCTTTGTCGGTTCGCCGCCGTGCAGGGTCCAGCGCACCATGTCGGCTACAAATTTTCGCTCGCGCTCGTCACGCAAACGCGCGCTGCGTGCCTCGCATTCGCGTGCGATATCGTGCCAGGACGGCTCGTCGACGTTGCGGAAAACCGGCTCATGCTCGGCCGCCTGACGGCCATCGGCAACACCGCGCTGGTAGATTTCGCGGGCATCTTCCTCGCTGAATTTCTTGTCACTACCCCCGATGTTGGCGGCGAGGGTGTGGACATCGAGGCCGGCATTGTCGAGCGTGCGCACGATTGCGCGTGCGGCGTTGAGCACGTCGCCGTCCTGGTTGGACGACAACATACGAATAAGCTTACCGAGCCGGTCGGCGATGGGATCGAGCACGCTGCTCATGGCTCTTTCCAACATCTATCCTGGTGGCTGCACATGACGCAGCGCCAGTCGCCAGCGTCATCGGTGAAGCGCGGCAGCAGTTGGCCGCCACGGCTAGCCTCGATGATCGCTACCGCGCGGTCGCTTGCGGCTTGTGCACGCCCGGCATCAAACGGGACGAGAAAATGAATGCGTTCGCAGGTGTCGGCGTTGAGCGCGGTAAAGAGTGCGGGATTCGTGACGTCCAAATAGCTTTGATAGAGCGCGACTTGCACGGCGTATTCGGGAAAGGCTTTGATCAAGCCCTCGCGTTCGAGCTTCTTCCAGCCTTTCGAGCCGAGCGCCTTGTGCTCCCAGATCAGCGGGTAAATTAGATAAACACCAGGCAGATCGGGCCCCGCGATGATGATGCCGTCGGCATGTCCGCGGAGCAGTCCGCCAACGGCGGAGAAAGCAAGCATCTGCGGCGGAGCAAACCGAAAGCCGGCAGCGACTAGGTGTTGGCGCGAGCGCTGCTCGAAATAGTGACCGCGCTCAAAAATTTCGTAGGTGCGGCCAGCATGTACCGGATCGAACCAATCGTACTGCACCCGCCTCGGACATTCGTGCCCGATGATCGAAGCGCCAAGATAGGGGCGCGGCTGCCGGATAGTGCGCTGCGCAGCCTGTTCGATCGCCGCGTTGATCGCGCCGCTGATCGTCGAAGCCGAGATGTTGGCGCGGTTGAAGTCGAGCACGGCAAACTGCTCATTGACTGTTAGAATCCAATTGGATCGTTGAGCTCGTCGCTTGTCATTAACGGTCCGCCGCTCGCCGCATTAGTTTGGCGTGCAAGCTGGGCTGCACTGGATTTGCGGGTGATGGTAGCGCCGCTGAGATCGCGAGCGATCATGCCCTTGCGGATCAAGGCAAACGCCGCAGTCAGAAGCACTAGCATCTCCTCGCGCGACCAATTGGCGAGCGGTTTCGTCCAATCGATGCCGGAGGTTTCGCTGAGATCGGGCAGGATGGCGGCGATGGCGCCAACATCCCACGGGTTCGGATCGTATCCAACCGCACGGATCGTCAGTTCGCTATCGATCTGTTCCGCAACTGCTTGCTCGCTGCGCACCACGATCCAAGCAAAGAGGCAGCTGGAAAAAATCCAGCCCCATTCGGTATCGCTCAACCGTCCCACCGGCGCCGCCGGGTTGACGGCGCCACCCTCGACGACTTTGCGAGCGGCCGCGATGGCGGCGGCCGTCGCCTTGCGCAGCCAAACGTCTTCCATCGCGCTGTCCATCAGTGGCTCCATGCCGGGCGTTGGACGACTTGGCCGCCGCCGCTTGTCGGCCCGGTGCTCGCGCTACTGTTGGACTTCGTGAATGGCGGCTGTTGCTCGACGCTATACCATTGTTTGTGGTCGGGGGTGATTGCCTCGAGCAACACGTTTTTGTCCGCATAGTTGCCGGTGCCGTCTGGCTTCGGCTCGCCCTTCTTGATGCCGATCTTGGCGATGAAGCAGAGGCCGTCGAAGTCGCCATAGCTCTCGACTTGCCGCGCTTGCTTCGCCGCCTCGCTCATGTCCTTTGGCATAATGCCGCGGGCACTCTCGAGGATCGCACATAGCAGCGCGCGGTTGGTTTCTCCCATCTGGCCATGGCCGTCAGTCGTGCCAGCCAGAGTCAGCAAGCCCCAGAATTTCCGCCGTGCGAAGTCGCCGTCGATAACGGTGAATTCGCAGTCGAGCGCTTCGGAACGTCCGTCCTTGGAGCGCTTGAGCCAACCTCCGGGGCCGGCGTTGCCGCCACGAACGTGCATTGCGACCGTGGCGACGGTGTTGGCGGGGATCAGATCAGTGCTACGTTGCTTTCCAGTTGCGTCGTTGAAGTCCATGTTACTCTCCATGTTAGTCATGGCTGTCTCCTGTAGTTACGGGGGGTTGGTAGGTGAACGGTTTTCGCTCGGACGGCGTGACGAGCTTCGTCAGCAATTCGCCGAGATGCGGCTTTTCGAGTAAGTCCAATTTCCCGGAGCGATCGCCGGCGGGGAAACGCCAGACATTGGGTTGGCACACAAAGCAGCGTGTTGGCGGCTGCTTGTCACCGAAGTCGACAAAGTTCAGCGTGACGATCTGATCAACGATACCGGGCAACTCGCGTGCAGTCTTTTGACCCTCGAGTTGAATCGTCCATTCGCCGCGTCGAAATTCGTCAGTCATCCATTCGAGGATGGCAACGAAGATCACGTTCTTTCCACGTGCGTGTTGCAGTTGAGTGAGCCAGGCGATCATCTCGCGAGCGAGAAGGCCGTAAGCCCCGCGAATATCTTTCCTGCCGCTGCGCTCGCTAAAAGCTTCTGGCTGCTGTTCGCTCCAGGTGAAGCAAAGGCGAGCGGCGACGGTGATGCTGTCGATGAAAAATGTGTCGTACTTGTCGAGCGACAAGCTGTTGAAGCTCGAACGGATCGCATCGAAGTGCGCCTGGCTATAGCAGGCCGTCGGCGGAAGCGCCGGGTTGGGGCCGGTGAGGAAGCACGCGAGATCGCGACATTCTTCCCAAGTCTGCGGCCGCAAGGCATCGACCGGCACATCCTGCACGGCGAGGTCGCCTGCCTCGAGATCGAGAAACAACGTCCGCTTCGAATCGAGCGTGCGAAGTTGAGTCGTCTTCCCGATCTTGGCCGGGCCGACGAGAAGCATCTTGACGCCAGACTTCTCGCGCAACCGTTCGTCGGCGGAAATGATTCTCATGACATCCTCCCTCGCAAAAGATTCCACGTCTGCAGTTGTGCGATGGCCTGTTCGAGGCCAAAGGCGACATCAACGGTAGCGCCGGCGCGGCGCAGGCGCTCAT